GCATAATCTCTCACAATTGTCGAACTGGGGAGCGGTCTGTGAGGATACATGGACTGCGGTCACTTTATTTGCCCAAACAATTCATCGCTCCCCAGAGCGTCTTTCATGAAGCCCTCTGATTCTCTAATAAAGAGTCAGAGGGTTTAATTTTTTATGTCAAACCATTCAACTCCAACAAATGGATTTAAAAAAGGTCACAAATTGGCCAAAGGCGGTTCATATCCTGAAAAGGCTGGACCAAAGCCAGCATGGTGGAAGGAATACTGTGCTAAAGCTGTTCACAGTGAATCCAGGCTTCGAAGATTGGAACACTTTTTAGACAAAGGTGAATTTCATGAGTTTTGGGAGGTCTATAAATTCCTGGCTGAGTCAGCTTTTGGTAAAGCCTCACAAGCTGTTGCCTTAACAGCCGACATCACCCAACGTCGCATCATCATCAACATGCCTGCAAATTGTCCAAAAGAATATTTAGACGAGGCCAATGCAATCGAATCTTGCTGAAAAAACAAATGATTTTGTCTTAAACCTGATTCCTGCTCAGGCAGGATTCTTATATGGAAAGGCTATCTTTCCAGCTTTTGTTGCTTCCTGGGGGACTGGTAAGTCAACAATGGGTATCATGAAAGCCATGCACCTCTCAGAGAAGTACCCCAATAACCTTGGCGTCATCTTTAGAAAAGAATTCACTGACCTTCGAGACTCAACCTTGAAAGACTTTGAAAACTACACACAACTGAAAGTTGGTTCCAATCGTGAAGTAGTCCTACCAAATGGCTCTCAAATTCTTTTCAGACATCTTGAAGAACTAAACAACATCCAAAACATGAACCTGGGATGGTTTTGGCTTGAACAGGCTGAGGAAGTTGAAACAGATGAACCCTTCTTTATTCTCTATGGTCGTCTTCGACGTAAAGGCATGCCCCCCAGAGGTTTCATAACAGCCAACACCAATGGTCAAAACTGGATCTATAAACTCTGGAAAGCAGGTGGTCTTGAAGAAACAGTAGAAAAGCTCTTAAAAGAAAATCCTGATCTCTATCCAGGTGTTCGGTCGGCCCGTGAAGTCGTAACTCTCTTTGAAGCAAACACTTATGAAAATGCTTTAAACCTTCCAAAATCCTTCCTTGCCAATCTTGAAATCATTAAGGCCACTAAACCAACCATATACAACAGATTCGTTTTGAATTCTTGGTCGGATTCTGACACAATCGATATCATAATAAAGCCAGAACACATCGCAAAAGCGATAGGAAAAGACATTGGAGTGGTTCCACCTTTTAAGGGTGTTGTCTCAATCGATGTTGCTCGATATGGTGATAAGACCGTTTTCTATGCCCTGGAAAACAACGTGGTCCTGGCTAAGGAAGTTCATGAGAAGAAGTCAACCATGGAAACAGTAGGTCTGGCCACCATCTTTGCAAAGAAACACAAGATCGATGCCTTTGCGGTAGATGAGATTGGAGTAGGTGGTGGAGTAGGAGATCGATTGGTAGAACTTGAGCATCAGGTCATCTTTGTCAATGCTGCTCAAAAAGAGGGTGTTCGGACAGATTGCTTTAATCGAAGAGCTGAGATCTATCTTAATGGCTCTGAGATCTTTGAAGCTGGAAAGGTGAGCATCTTGAAAGAGGATAAGGACTTGATTGAGCAGCTTTCCTGGGCCAAGTATAAGACGATCAAGTCAAATGGGGTTTACCAGGTTGAGCCTAAGGATGATATCAAAAAACGCTTTGGACGCTCACCAGACAATGCTGATGCCTTCTTAAATGGTCTTTGGGCCTTGCCACAGGTTAAGACTAAGAAGGAAGAGGACAAGTATCAAAAGAGCTTTAACAAGAAACGAGAGACAGTTGGTTCAGGAATGACGATATGAAGAGAGAACATCATGGAAAATAAAAGATTGGCACTCAATCGAAACACGAATAATGATTTTGCAATCTATGACATACAACGCCCAGAAACTGGAATACCAGGGGTTGTAGCCAGAAAACCAACAGCAAAGACGATTGTTGGTGTTGGTAGTCCTCAGGATACGGTACTAATGACAAATGTTTTGCCTCCAAACAATGGAGGGATTATGGATGAAATGATTGCAAGTGCAAATGTAAAGGTGAAAGCCTTTAGGACAAAAGGATAAACGAAAGTGAGAGATGATCAGATACTTCAAAGACAGCAGAATGATGCCAAGCGAATATCAATGATATATCGTCAAATGGTGTTCATTGACACTCGTTTTCAGGCCATGGAGTCCGTGTTTAAGAAACTCACTTGGTTTGAGAGAGTGTTTGGTTCATCCAAAGACATCATGCAAAAGGTGGATAAGCTTCACCTGGAAGTCTTGAAACTTCATGATGAGCAGCTTAAAGCAGCCAATGAAGAGCAAAAGTCAAAGCCTAAACTCACCTTGGTTGGTGCCAATGGAGCATTACATGGCTAAAAAGAAGATAACAATTGAATCTTCCTTGGCTGATTTCAAGAAATCTTATGAAGCAAAGACCAAGCTCATTGAACGTGAGAAGGAAGACTTCTTATTTGCTTTGGGTAAGCAGTGGTCAGCTGACGATCTTAAGAACTATGAAGAACGGAAGATAAAACCTGTAACAGATAACAGGATTCAGCCAAACATTTTTCTCCTGACTGGATTGGAACGACAAAATCGCTCTGAATTCAAAGCGTACCCTGAAGGCCAGGAGGACTCTTTAAAGGCAGAAGTAGCCTCATCATTGTTCAAAAACAGTGTTAAGAAGTCTGACTTTTTATATAAGACTTCAGAGCAGTTCAAGGATGGAGTCACTTGTGGTGAATCACATCTTGAACTCTATCTAGATAACACTTATGACCTGATTAATGGAACACCAGTTTGGCGAAAAGCTGATGGAGACTGCATCTTTCCTGAACCAGGATTTCGAGAGTATGACTATTCTGATGCACGGTATGTCTTTAAGGTCACGAAAGATTTAAGTGTTGATGACCTTATCAGTCTCTATCCTGAAAAGAAATCCTTGATTGAAAAGTCGAACCCAACGAAGATTAATTACATTTTAGATCCAACTGGAACTCATAGGCAGCGAAGAGAGTATCCAACAACGGGTGGTGAAAGTCAGTCTGGTGAAAAGGATAAGGATGATAACTGCGACTTACTTGAACGATTCTATAAGAAGTTTGTCGATCGACATTATATTGCCGACAAAGCCAATGGAACCATCATTGAGGCTGAAAACAAGGAAAAGGCTGATGAGTTTATTCAAGGCTACTTAAATGAGATTCAGGCCAATGAAGCTCAGTATCAACAGGACGTTCAGCTTTATCAACAGCAAGTTGCAGCTTCCCAAACAATTGATCCAGTTTCAGGCCTTTCCTTGGCTCCTACTCCAATTGAACCTATTGCTCCACCTGCAAACAATCCTGAACGATTTGTCCATTACACTCGATACATTCCTGAAATTTGGCTATTTGCTCAAGTGCCAGGAATTGATCAACCCTTGGCTGATGAGAGAGCCTGGTTTTATCCATCTTGGAAGCGATATCCATTTGTTCCTTACTATGCCAGATTTTCAACTGCTCCACTTTCAGGAGATGATGCAAATCTACTGGTTCAAGGAATTGTCTGTCCTGTAAAGAATGCTCAAGAAATCCATAACAAGGCTGTTACCTTGGAGCTTTTACACTTAAACACCTCAACGAATTCAGGATGGCTCAGTGAAGAGGATAGTTGGGTGGATTCCAACAAGGTCAGAGATTTAGGAGCAACGCCAGGAGTCAACCTTGAGTATAAGAAGGGTTCTCCAAAGCCTGAGAGAGTATTTCCAAATCCACTATCTCAAGGTCATGCTCAGATCTCTCAGCAAGCAGCCGAGTCTATTAAGGGCCAGCTTGGAATAAATGCCGACCTCTTGGCAGCTGAACAAGGTGGAGCACAGTCTGGCAGAGCTATTGCCTTAAGACAGCGTCAAGGCCTTCTTATGGTTCAAGAACTATTTGATAATCTTTCACGATCTCGAACAATTGCTGGAAAGTTCTTACTTTCCCAAATGGGAAAGATGTATGACACGGAAACTGCCAAGAAGGTTTTGGGTGAGGCCTTCATGCTTCAAAACTTTGGTGTACCTCAAATGACTCAAGGGGTGGACCCCATGACAGGTCAAATTGTTCCAGTTCCTGCCAGAGGTCAAGATGGTCAAGTCATTATGGAAATTGACCATGAAGCTGCTGATGAAGTTATTTCAGAAGTTCTTTCAGGAGAGCTTGAAACCTATGACGTAGCAGTTGGTGAGGCTGTCAGTTCAGAAACCATGCGAATGGCCAACTCAGCAGACCTTAAAGATTTTGCAACCACTTATCCAGGCCTCCTGCCTCCTGACCTACTCATTGAAGAGAGTATGCTTCCACAGTCAGTTAAGACAAAGGTTGTAAATTCAATCAAACAAGCTCAAGCAGCTCAGGCCATGATGCCACCACCAGGTGCTATGCCTCGAATGCCTGTTGGAGCAGGGAGATAATATGCCAAAAGCAAAAGTGATAAAAAAAGAAGAAGTGATTAAGAAGGTCAAAAAGCCTGAATCTATTTCAGAACCAATTAAGGAGGTCGTCAATGAAGCCAAAGAAACGAAAAAAGAAGGGATACTAGAGCCTCTTCAACCTGGACAAAAGTATTTTGAAGCACCAGACGGCACTGTTATCATAGGTGAAGCAGATAAGCAGCAAATTTGGTATCGAGCTGGTAATGGTGGAAAAGGTTTTTTCATAAATCCCAAACGATAAACGTGCATAGCACGACGAGGAGAAATAAATGAGTGATAGTAAAGACACGGCCACAGTAGAAATTGCTTCTGAGCCGATTATTGAAGCAGAGATTGTTAAGACTGAAGAATCCGTTCCTACTCGAATCGAGCTTAAGGAAAAGGGCTGGTCCAAAGCTGAGATGGATGCTGCTGAAAAGCGAGGAATGATTGGAAAGCCAGAGGAAAAGAAAACAGAACCTAAAAAGGTTGAGGAAGTAAAACCAGATTTAAAGAAGGTTGATGAGGAAAAGCCAAAGTCCAATTTCTTGGACGAGATGGACAGAGAGTTAACTCCTGAGCAGGAAAAGGTGTTTTTAGAAACCTTTCCACCAGGAACCAAGCCTCGAGCCTTCTATTTTAGAGCCAAGAATGAAAGACTGGCCAGACAAAATGCTGAAGCTGAACGAGATAAGCTTGCCCTTGAGCTTCAAATGCACAAAGATTCCAAGCTCAAACTTGAAGATCGTCCTGAGGTGGATGAAAATGGAAATGTGATTGATCCTGAGGACCAGCCTTTAACCATGAAGCAGCTCAAGGCTATGCAGTTAAAGGAACGAGAGGAGATGGATAAACAAAGAGAGGAGCTTTCCACTCGCTCAGCCAAAGCCTCAGATGCACTAAAAACTCAGGAAGAATTTGCTCGATCAACCCTGCCAGACTTTGATGAGACAGTAAAACTGGCAGCAGAATTAGTTCAAAACCTTGACATGATTCCAGAAAAGTGGAAGAGAGAAAAGGTTGTCAAGTTGATTAAAGAATTGCAGGTCACGGCTGCTACAGCCGACAAATACGGTGTAGATGATTACAATGCACCGATGGTGTCCTTTGAAATAGGACAATTACATCCAAAGTACGGTCAAAAGGCCGATCCAAACGGAGAAACGAAAGTAGATCCGAAGCCAAACGGCAAGGCATTAACTGCCGAGCAGATGAAGAGAATGGAAGAAAACACCCAACGCAGGACTTCTAGTGCCTCTTTACCAGGATCGTCCAATGGTCGGCGAGTTGTTTCAGTAGATGACCTCACCATTAAAGACGTATTAAAAATGACACCTGAAGAACGATTCAAGTTCAAAAAGGATCATCCTGAGAAGATGCAAAAGTTAATGCGGGGTTAACTCAGGAGGCCATTAAATGGCCAATACAATAACGATTGATGCTCTTCGTCAAGAACTATGGGCTAAGGAGCTACTTGACGATGTAATGAGAGATGTTGAAAGCATCATGAGATTCGCTGGTGAAGATTCCAACAATGTTCTTCAAATCAGTCGAGATCTCATGAAGCAAAAGGGTGACACTGAAACATTCGGCTTGGTTGCACGTTTGGCTGGATTTGGTGTTACGGGCGATGATGAACTGGAAGGAAATGAAGAGTCAATGAACTCTTTTTCTGAACAGGTTGCCATTGACCAGATTCGGAATGCCGTTCGCTTGAAAGGCAAACTGGATGCTCAAAAAGTGGTCTATGACCAAATCAGTGTTGCTCGTGAAGTGCTTCGCACCTGGATGAAGGAATTCATCTGTCAGCAAGCCTTCTTGAAAATGGGTGGAGTTACCAATACCACAATCACCGACGTGAATGGAGTGGTGGTTGGAACTCGTGCCACTTGGTCCAACACGCCTGACTTCATTCCTGATGCTGACGAAGCCTACACAGGCACTCGTTATCGCTACATGAATGCTGGTGGTGTTACCACAGCTTCTCTTACCTCATCCCACACCATGACCTTGGATGTGGTCACTGATGCAGCCACGAAAGCCACTCTTGCCAATCCGAAGATTCAACGCATTTCGGCTGGTGGAGATGACTTCTACGTGATGTATCTCCATCCCATTCAGGCTTCTCAAATTCGCAAATCCTCTGACTGGAAAACGGCACAAGAAAATGCCAAGGTTCGTTCAGATAATAACCCAGTGTTTCGTGGAGCTTTGGGATATTGGTCTAACGTGCTTCTCTTGGAAAATGAATTCGTGCCTTTCCTTGATGTGAGTGTAGTTGGTAACTCCTTCCGTGGAGCTGGAACTGGAACAGACTGTGCCGTGGACGTTGCACGTGCACTTCTTTGTGGTCGTCAGGCATGCTTGATGGCTGAAGCTTCCAATCCAGAGGCCTTGGTGGTTGAGCAATTCGACTACAAAAATAAAGATGGTGTTGCTGCCAACTTCATTGGTGGTATTCAAAAGCCTATCTTTAACTCCAAAGAATATGGCGTCATAGCTGTTGATAGCTATGTTGCTGTCTAAGGAGGCACTAAAATGGGTGCTATTACAGGAACGAAAACGTATTCAGGTGAATTGGCTGGTGAAGTCCGTCTTTTGACGTTAACGGCTCCAGTTGGTTCAGCCTCAGATACCATCACTCTGAAAGCTGCCTCTCATGGTGGCGTAACAGAGATTGTTGGTATTGTAGGAGCAGTGATCACGGGCGGTTTGGACGATTCCTTTACGGCACTGCAGGTGTCTTTTAGTGGATTGGTCTTGACTGTTGTGACTCTGGAAGCCGACGGAACGGTGTCTGATGAGTGGACAGGAACGACGATAGCCGTCACTCTCCTCATTAAGACCACTGCTTAAGGAGGCCTTATGGCTGAAATCGTTGGAACCAAAGTCTATGCAGGAGAGCTGGCAGGAGAGGTTGAACTTCTTCACCTGACAGCCACTGTTGCTGCTGCATCTGACACGATCACACTCACGGCTGCTGCACATGGTGGTGTGACTGAGATCGTTGGAATCGTTGGAGCTGTCATCACAGGTGGAATTGATGCAGCCTTCACGTTCATTCAGGTGTCATATTCAGGCCTGGTTATCACAGTGGCGAGCTTTGGAGAAGATGGCTTAGCTGCCACCGACTTCACAGGAACAACCATTGCCTTAACATTGCAGATTAAAACGACAGCTTAAAAACCTGTGCAAGTTTTGGGGTTTCTTGCATAAAAAAAACTCCACCAATTTTATGAAAACTGTTCTTTTTTTAATAATGATTCTTACAATAAAGCCATCCTTTGGTGGTGGCGACTTTATGCAACCAGTTTCTGTTATTCAGTCTGCACCAGTAATGACGACTGAAACATCAACAAATTTTTACAAGAACACGAATATAAACTCGGAACCTGCCATGGTAAGTTCTGGCAAAACTGAGTTAAGAGGCTATTATTTCTATAACAATGCCACAGCAGGAAATGAAAGATATGTTAAGTTCTTTAATCTTGCCACGGCTCCAACAGTTGGTGTTACTGAGGCAGACTTAACAATTCCAATCGGTGGAAGAGCCTATGCCAGCTACATATTTCCAAGACAAGTCGTATTTTCTGAAGGTCTTTGGATAGTTGCAACAACGGGATCTGGTGACACATCGACTGGATCTCCAACAAATGGTCAAGTTCTTGGAAACATCTTTTACAAATAAGGAGACTAAAATGAAGAAAATAGCAATGCTTGTTTTGACAGTCACGGCCCTGGTGCCGATGTATTTATCAAATGCTTTGGCTGAACGAAGAGAGTCCACGGAACTTAACTGGACTGCTCAATCCTTTACAACAACAGCCGTCATTAATGTCTCTGGTTATGATCGATTTTCTGTTCAGGCCGTTTATGGCAGTGGAACTCAATCAACTCACACCATCACCTCTGGTGCAAGAGCACAAGCCACCATCACTGTTGCTAACACAAGTTCAGCCTTGATTATATCAACTCAGGCTTCAACGACCGTGAATGTTGCATCAACCACAGGAGTTTCTGGTGACGCAGTAACCATAAATGGAATTGTTTTTCGTGAAGGAGTGCATTGGAATGTTGCAGCCTCAACACCTTTAACAGCAGCCAATCTTAGAGCTGTTATTGATGCCCATCCAGACTTTCAAGCCGATGTCTTGGGTGCCACGGTTACTGTCAGATATGTAACGGTTGGAACCTCAGGAAATGGATTGCCAGTATTGACCACGGATTCCACATGGCTCAGAATTCCAGGAGCCACAATGACGGGTGGAATTGCTCGTCACACAGTCAATATCAATGGCGTGACATTGACAGAAGGATCTAGCTTTGTCGTGGCAACAACCAGCTTAACAACTGCCTCAAATCTCATGACGGCTATCAATGCTGATTCCACACTTTCAACTCAACTTGTAGCTTCTACAACGACCACGTCTTCAACGACCACAGCCATTGTAACCTTGAAAGCCTTAAACACTGGAACCAGTGCCTTTAATATCTATACATCAACGCCAGCCTTTTTTGGAATCAGTTCAGGATTTCCTGGTGGAGCAACGTCTGATGTCAATATTGTAACTGACATCATTACCAAGACTGGCCATGGTTTAACCACAGCTCTTCCAGTTCTTGTTGCCACCTCTGGAACAAACGTGGCACCAACTGGACTTTTTGGTGGAACCACGTACTATGCCATAAAGATCAATGACAATTCCTATGCTTTGGCTACTTCTCAAGCCAATGCGATTGCAGGAACTAAAATTGACATCACGGGCATTACAAATGAAGCAGTGGCGTCACTCTATCCCGTTCCCTTGTCTTTGGCTGCAGGAAATGGATTTTACTGGCAGGCCTCAAATGATGGGACAAACTTCTCAACCTTATCCATCTCCTCAGTGACTTACTCGGCTGCTGGAACAACGGTTTGGGATTTTGGGGTCTTTAATTACAAGTACATCATTGTGAACTTCTTAAAACCAACAAATGGTGCCATTGCCCTAGCAATAAAGCTCTTTGGAACAAGGGAGTAGCAGTGCAGGAAACCTTCAAGCAGCTGCCTATGGATGGGCTGCTTGCTACGTGGTCAGCCAAGCTTCCAAGAGAAACGGCAGAGTCTTATATGCAAATGGGAAGATACATTGCAGAGCGTGACTTAAATCTTGCAGCTCTGTTTAATGAGTTGGTTGAAGATACGATTGCAGGAGTTATTTATCTTGGTGACAAGACGACAGATGGAAGTTGGCGACTCAGTGTTTCAGGAACTACACTGCTTGTTCAAAGACTTGAGTCATCGTCATGGACAACAAAATGGACGTTTACTGCATGAGATGGCTATTATTTTTATCTTGTTTGTTATTACTCTCATCACAGCCCAAGGCTGGTAGTCAGACAGATAAGATTGTCTTAACAGGGACCATGACCATAACAAATGCTCAGGCTCTGGTTTGGACAGTCTTCATAAACACAAACACCACAGTGGCTTCCTCTACTGGAACCCTGGCCTTTGATTCATCATGGAATCTGTATGTTTCTACTGGATCAACTGCTGTTAGGCAGTGGGTCAAAATAGGGAGTCAATAACATGTCAAATGAAATACGTGGTGCAACAGGTGCAGGTCAGGCTTGTTATGCTCTTCTCATAAATTCATCAGGTCAGTTTTGGAATGGAACTGCTTTTGAAACCTATGCCAGTGTTAATTATGACGATTATGTCATTGATTTGGATGAAGTTGGAACAAACACTGGAATTTACCTTGGAGACTTTCCCTCTACAATAACAACGGCTGGCACTTATGAATATTTTGTTAAGCCTTCAATAAATGGTGCAGGTTCTGAGTCAGAAGATGATCCAATTTCAAACACAGGAAGGATTGACTGGACTGGAACTGCCGTTGCCTCAGCTGTCACTGGTTCACTTTCAGGAACGGAATGGCTTGCCTATGTCTTAAGAGGTGGTTTTAAGCGCACTGACAAAGACACAGAAGTCTATGAAGAAACCACGGATGCCATTCAAGAGTTAAGACGTAAATTCATGTTTGATGAGGCAGAAGTTGAAATGACTTCAACAGACACCATCTCTGTCCTTGGCGATTACAAGATCTCACCTGAATCTGATCATGGCCTCATTCTTGGAATAAATGTCATTGATGATGAAAATGCCAATCCACTCATCTTCAAATCAAAACATGATTTTAACCAGCTTTATCCTGACATCTCAGTAACGTCAGATCGAGGCTATCCTGAGCACTTCACCTTCTATGATAACACCTTTGAAATTGGGCCAATACCTGATTCTATCTCCTACAGTTATCGAATTCTCTACTCTTCCAGAGCAGGCCTGGTTTCAGCAGCAACGGCCAATGTTCCCTTTACAGCTCTTTATCGTGATGTCTTAAGACATAAGGTTTTGGAAAAGCTCTACGTTATCATGGAAGATTTTGAAAAATCTGCTCAGCATGAAGCCAAGTTTGAAAGACTTTGGTTAGACGTGACTCGTAGAGAGAGAGCAAATTCAGGACAAGGATCATTTAATGTCCGACCAGTTGGAATGTAAATGGGAATAAAGGTAAATATTCCTTTACCACTTAAGGGTCTTACAGTAGATAGACCTGCTGAGTATGTTGATGCAAGGGCTGCCTCAGCCATTAAGAACATGGAAACCAATCGTGGAATTATTCGAAGACGAATTGGAACTGTTCAAATTGGTGCTTCACTTTCAGAACGTGTCATGCGTTATTTTGAGCTTCAAATTGGATCAACGACAAGACTTTTTCGAGTTGGACCTACAGCCGTTCAAGTCCTTAATAAAACCACAGGCGTTTGGTCCAGTGTTGCAAATACAGCCTTAACAGGAACGGCCACGAATCCAGTAAGTTATGCCTTTCCACTTCTTTCAGGAGCAAAAATTGCCACGTTTACAAATGGAGTGGATAATATTCGTAAATGCTCCATTACAGGAAATGATTCTGATTTGGGTGGATCACCACCAAAGTGTAGATATCTACTTGCTTTTGGGCCTTATTTGCTTCTTGGTTATATTTTGGATGGTGGAGATACGTATTACTCAAGAGTTCAATGGTGTGATACAGGTGCTCCTGAAACTTGGTCAGGAGGAAATTCTGGTTCCATAGATTTATTGGACGATCCTGAGGATATGACTGGAATGGGACTCATGGGTTCTTATGCAACAATCCACAAATCCAAATCAATTTACATTGGTCAGCTTGTTTCAGGTTCAGAAGTCATTCGCTTTGATCGAAGGGCCACTGGTGTTGGAGCCATTGCAGGAGCCACAATTCAGCAAATTCCATCAGGTCAGCAGATTTTTTTGGGAAGTGATGGACTTCACATATTTGATGGAAACAATGCACCACTCATTGATGCTCCAATTCAAGATGAGATTCGTGAAAGACTAAATCCACTTTATGCCTATAAATCTCAGGCTATTTCAGTCAGAGAGTTGGATGAATACTGGATCAATGTTCCCTTGGATGATGCAACTGAACCAACAACGGTCTATAAATACAATTGGCGTACAGGTCAAATTTACAAGGATTTTCGAACAGATTTGACTGCTCTTGGAACTTATTTAAACGTGAATGGAGCCTTGACATGGGCCGACATGTCAGGAACTTGGAACAATTCCGTTTTGAGATGGGCCAATGACGTTGATCAAGGATTAAATCCAACTGTCATCTTTGGAGACTCTTCAGGTGTTTCTACTACAAAGTCAGATGAAACCTACAATGATAATGGAGTCACAAATGAAGCTCTTTGGGAAACCAAGGACTTTACCTGTGAAGACTATGGAATTTCTGACATCAATACCTATATGCGTTGGGAAGGTGGAAGAATTTGGGCAAAGGGTGACACACTGAAGATTTATTACTCAGTTGATTCTGGTGAAAACTGGACACTTGGATCAACCATAACCTTGGATGATGATTATTTGCCTGAAGGATATCCATTTTACTTTGACGTGGTGAGTGAAAATCTTCGCTTAAGATTTTTGAATTCAACTTCTGATGAAGTTTTTACAGTTAAAAAATATCAACTAGCAGCCTCTCAACGAGAGCAGGCAATATAAGGAGAAGTCTATGGGAAATTGGGTAACAACGACACCAGCAGGAACAGATTTAATATCGGCAGGAGATGACGTAATTCGTGAAATGAAGGTGGCCTTGGAAGAGGCTCTTTCAGATGAAGCAGTTTTTCCTGGCTCAAGTCCAACAACTGCACCCGTTTTTCGATGGACGGGTAAGCGTGGAAATACTGCAGGAAGACCTGCCTCACCTGAAACAGGTGAAATTTATTTCAATACCCAATTATTTCAAATGGAGTACTACGATGGAGCGACTTGGACAGCTTATGACCTGGTTCCATTGCTTGGTATTACAACGGCAAAAATCAATGACTTGGCCGTAACCACAGGAAAGATTGCTGATGATGCAATTACTGAAGCTAAAATTCTTGATGGTGAAGTGACAAATGAAAAAATTGCTGACACAGCCATTACGGCTTCAAAA